GCCTCAGGCCTCCTTATTATAATAAAAAAAAGCTAAGCATGATTGACAGTGTGGGCTAAACCAAAAGCACAAGAACAAAGCTTTTAGCCAATTAGCAGCCACAAGGTGGAGCAAAAGTATTAAGTTTCACTGTTATGTGCAGGAATGTGCAGCTGTGACCTTTTAAAGTTTCCGGGCACGGCGCCAACTTCCTGGGCCTGGTGCCATACCAACACAGCTGCTGAGCTTCCGGAATACAATACTGGTGCCCTTTGTAAGTGTTTTACAGGTAAGTAAGGCCTACAACAGGGCTTATTTGTACTATAAGTTAATGGGGGCCCTTTGTAGTCCAGCGGAAAGTGAAGGGTGGCTTAACAGAGACGTCCTTGGGTTCAAACCTAAGGGTGCCATAAGCAACATTACATTAATGTTGTGACATCTCCAGTCGGGGGTATTGGCCTATAGGAAACCCTAGGGCTCTATAAGCAGCATACATATGTTGTGACATCTCCGTTGAGTCTGGGGGTATTGGTGCTACCGTCTCGAACCTAGCCGACAGCCGTTGGATATAAAGGGTCACCATTTTTATTTCAGATGGGCATATTGCTTGCTGTGCCTGAAATAATTGCTGCATCTGTAGCTGGAGGAGCAGAGGCACTATCAATTGCTGGATCTGGAGCTGCAATAGCAACTGGTGAAGGTTTAGCTGCTCTTGGTGGGCTTACAGAGTCAGCAGCACTATTAGGGGAAACTGTTGAAATATCTGAAGCAGCTGCTACTGTACTAACAAAAGTACCTGAGCTTGTAACTGTAACACAAGGTGTAACAGCAGCTGTACAAGGGGGTGCAGGTCTTGTAGGTGGTATATATACAGCTTTAGCAGCAGATCGCCCTGGGGACCTGCCTGCGAGTACCCCAACAGGAAGTCCAAGTGGACTACATCCCCCCGCAGGATACAATCCCCAAGGAGGTGGACTTAATATCCAGTCCATCCACAAGCCCCTCCACGCCCCCTACCCAGGAATGGCACTGGCACCTATCCCTGAATACAACTTGGAAACTGGAATTCCAGGGGTCCCGGACTGGGTATTCAACTTCATTGCATCCCACCTGCCCGAGTTGCCTAGCCTGCAGGACGTGTTCAATAGAATTGCCTATGGAATCTGGACATCATATTACAATACGGGGAGAACAGTAGTTAATAGAGCAGTTAGTGAAGAATTACAAAGACTACTAGGAGATTTAGAATATGGATTTAGAACTGCACTTGCCACCATTGGGGAATCTGACCCAGTAAATGCTATAGTTGAACAAGTAAGAAGCTTTGTTAGTGGAGGAAGAGAAAGAGAACTGTTACAAATAGCTGCAGGTCAACCTGTAGACATTTCTGAAGGTGTATCAAGAGGCACAGCTACTATTTCAAATGCTGTAGAAGCTGTAAGAGATGCAACTCAAAGACTATCACAAGCAACCTACAACTTTGTTTATGATGCTTCTACCCTTCCAAGGGATGGCTTTAATGCACTTAGTGATGGAGTTCACAGACTAGGCCAGTGGATTTCAATGCCTGGGGCTACAGGGGGTACTCCCCATTATGCAGCCCCTGACTGGATTTTATATGTACTTGAAGAGCTAAACAGTGACATTTCTAAAATTCCTACACAGGGAATTAAAAGAAAACTACAACAAAATGGCCTGCACAGCAAAGCCAGCCTGCACAGCAAAACCAGGAAGGTCACCAAGAAGTCAACCCACAAGAGTGCAAAGCCTTCCAAAACAAGTCAGAAAAGGAGGGGTAGACGTGCTGGCCGCCGTACCACTGTCAGAAGAAACAGAGTTTAAAGTTGAATTGTTTGTTAAACCTGTTATTGGAAATGCAGAGGGGACTACCCCACATTATTGGTCTATTAGTAGCCCACTTAAAACTGCTGAAGCTGCTAATGTTACTCCTGATGCTGATACTACTGTGTGCTACAGCTTGTCACAGGTTGCTCCCCCTGATATTCCTAATCAGGTTAGTGAATGTGACATGCTTATATGGGAGCTGTATAGAATGGAAACAGAAGTTTTGGTGCTTCCTGTGCTTAATGCTGGCATACTTACTACAGGGGGTGTAGGAGGTATTGCTGGTCCCCAACTTTATTTTTGGGCAGTTGGAGGACAGCCCTTGGATGTGCTAGGACTTGCTCCCACTGAAAAATACAAGGGGCCTGCTCAGTATACTGTAAATCCTAAAACCAATGGTACTGTGCCTCATGTTTATTCCAGTTCTGAAACACCCAGGGCAAGGGTCACTAATGAAAAGTACAGCATTGAATCATGGGTGGCAGACCCTAGCCGCAATGATAACTGCAGATACTTTGGCAGAATGGTTGGAGGGGCTGCAACTCCACCAGTGGTGTCATTTAGTAATAATAGCACAATTCCACTGTTGGATGAAAATGGCATTGGCATTCTTTGCTTGCAAGGTAGATTGTACATAACTTGTGCTGACCTTTTGGGAGTTAACAAAAATAGAGTACATACAGGGCTTTCCAGATTTTTTAGGCTACACTTTAGACAAAGAAGGGTTAGAAACCCATATACTATAAATTTGCTTTATAAGCAGGTGTTTAATAAGCCAGCTGATGACATTAGTGGGCAACTGCAGGTTACAGAGGTTACTATGACTGAAGAAACAGGGCCCTTGCCTCCCACAGTAGAGGGAAATGTTGGTGTACCCACAACCAGTAATTTGTCTCATTTGCCTGCAACTGTAACTTTACAAGCCACAGGCCCAATACTAAACACACAAGGATAATGTAATAAATGCAGTTTATTAATAAAGCAATTTTAAGCATTGTGTTTTTCAAGTATGTTGCATCCATTTGTTACATTCATTTGCATGTCAGCAAATTCAGTAAGGCCTATATATTTGTCTAACAGTTCTTTCCAATACACAACTTTAGCTTGTATACATGGGTGAAAATCACTAACAGGCCTGCACCATATTAACATAATTAAAATACACATTCCACTTTGTAAAACTCTTTTTACCATTAGTTCTGGAGTTTTATCCAGACTTTCTTTTAAGTGTCTTTTGGGTGTAAAAAGTACAGTTTTATGAAATCTAGGAGCCAAAGTAGCAGGGACTAAATATTCATTCATTGTTACAATACCTGGAGGAAAAATTTGTGACCTTTTATTTAAATGTTTTTTTTCTAAATTAACTTTAACACTTCCATCTAAATAGTCTCTTAAATTATCTAAGTTACTCATTCCATTTCCAGATGGTAACAGTTTATTATCTCCTACTTGACCTTTTACATCTTCAAATACTACTGTAAATTGATCTATTGCAACTCCTAACTCAAAGTTTAATCTATCAGCTGGAATATTAATATTTAAGGCCTTTCCTCCACAAAGGTCAAGTAAAGCAGCAGCAACAGTTGTTTTACCACTGTTTATAGGCCCCTTAAAAACCCAATACCTTTTTTTAGGTACATTTTCAACTATAACTTTTAGGTACCTGTATACAAGCTCATCTATTTTACCATTTAGGCCTAAATACCAGGCTACACCAGCCATATATAATAAAACATCTTGCTCACCTTTAATAGTTTTATCCATTTTGTCCAGTATTTTTTCAAATCTTCTAGCTAATAAATCTTCTCTGGACATATTTAAACTATCTACCCTTCTTTTTGCAATAACCACATCAATAGCCTGTTGACACACATTTTTTTGACTTTTACTGTCTGAAAATAGTAAAGCATTTTTTTGATGTTCCATATGAAGTCTATTATGAGTTGCATCTTCATTACTATTGCATTTTTCACACTCTTCTACCTTAATAGATAGTTGTAAATATAATCCAAGTAATAAGTACACATCATCAATTCCTAATTCTAAAGCAAATTCTGACAAAGCCTTCCAATTTAATTGATCTTTAAACTCCCCATATAAATCCTCAGCTTTAAAATCATTTTCTTTTAAGCCACCAGGAATATTTTCTTCACATAAAGTAAATGGATCTCTAGTCATTCTACTATATAAACCATATGCATTATTAACACCTTTACAAAATAAAAAGCTAATAGTACAGTATCCCTTACAAAAGTTATTAACAGCACTAACTCTATGTCTAAAAGGTGTTAAAATAAACACAAGTGCAGTATTATAATAAGAATGTCTACTTGCAAAATTACATTTAAACTTACTTAAAAGTTTTTTATATAGGGTTTCTGCCTTTTCTTTGGTGGTATGTATTACAAATGCAGTTAAAGTTCTATTACTAAATACAGCTTGAGACACAAATTCTTCCAATTCTTTAGGAAATGATAAAGATGCATCTGTAGCATTGTCCTTTTTTTTTTTAGGTGGTGTTGCCTGTGAACATTGTGGTTCCTCATCATCTTCTCTAGTACGCTTTGTAGGGGTTTCTCCAGGAGATTTAGGCATTTCCTCATTACATCTTAGTTCTTCTTCCCAGTAGGAATTAAACTGAGACCACCAGTAATCCCAGTCTGGGGTACCATATGTGGGTATCTATAATAAAAAAAAATTATTAATTTACTTATAAAACATAAAAGTACCCCTATAATAAAAACATGCTTACCTGGTTAAGCCAACCCCTTGCATGGTTGTAAGAAATATAATCTTTTTCCAGTAAAAAAATGTTTCTGCACTAATTTCAAAGCCAAACCACTCTCTATAGCACCTGTAGCAGTAACACTCTATCCACATTGGAGGTTTTCTAAATATTTTATATTTTTGCTTGTGGCGCTTGTCTAAAAAGCAGTAAAAACAATTACACAAATAATAAAACCCCTTTAAGCATATGTCCCAGTCTTTTAAAATATACTCTTCAAAAACATCACCATAAACTTCTCCAACAAGCCTGTACTTTCTAGGGGGAAAGTTACAGCACAATTCTGTGCATTCTACCTGTGAAGAGCTCCACACTTCATCTTCTTCTTCATTTAGTTGGTGCACTGTACTAACACACTCTTGCAGTTTTAAATATAAAGAATTAAGCTTTTTCATTTTTTCCTCATTTCCCCCTTTGTCAGGATGAAATTCTTTGCATTTGCTAAGGTATTTTGTTCTCATTAGTGGTAAATTTCCCCAGCAGGTCATATCAAGACCCAGCAGCTGCATAAGTTCTTTTGCTTCATTTCTGGACAAAGTTTTATCCATTTTGCCTTCTTTAGCCTCAAGGCGCCTCAGCAAGGCCCTCTGCTTTTAGTTCAGAAAGTTGAGGCTTTTTAG